CACCTGCAGGTGCTCCCTGGCATACGGCTCTACCAACGACGACAAATCGCTGATGACGATTCTGCTGTCGAGAGAAGGGTACATCGTCTCTTCGAGGATGTTCACCCTATTGCCGCCACAGGTAAGATCCAGGATTAGCACACCGTCTTCACTCTGTGTGCTGAAGACGATATCATCGATTGCCGATGAGAAGCAAAGCGTAGCGGGTTGACTGACTAATGTAGGCATGTTCTTTTCTTTTTCCGCAAAGATACTAACAGGCGCGCAACTATGAAAATACAAGGAGCGGCGACCATCACTGGCCACCGCCCCCAAATGCAATAGATAAAAATATAAATCTGTGGTAGAAGCGTTACATCTTCACCCAAACCAAACGGTCGTCACTACGCTCCAGACTATAGCCGTGAGACATCAGGTAGCCAGACACCTCATCGGTACTCAGGCTTATCGTCTCACGCAGGTTGTCACAGATATCCTGCGACGTGAAGCGCCCGCTATCCTGCTCTTCGTCCATATAGGCATTGAGCACCATTTCCACCATTTCCTCTTTCTTAATCATGACTCACCTCCTTTCCTTTGTATGCTGCCTCCAGTCTATCAATATTATTCCTCAAACCACGTCGCATTTCTTCCTTCTTTTCATGCAAGGCCTTGAACTTTTCGAAATTCTCAGCCAACGCATTCACCAGTTGCTTCCGCTCCAGTTCCAGGACTACGCCCTCTTCCATCTCCTCTTCGTAGGTCTCACGCAGACGGGCCTCCAGGCCTAGTCTGGCTTTTGCATAATCACTAAAGTTCATCATTCGTTTCCTCCTTTCTCGTTAGGCTGCCATTCTCCACTGACTGGGGAGGGGGGGGGGTAATTTTACTAGGACGATTGTCCTGAATACCGTTCACTGTCAGGTACTCCATGCGCAGCGCGTGCATGGCTGCCGTTACCTGGTGCTTCTCATCGCGGTACTTGCGATGGAACCACGCCTTGTCAATCTCATACTGCTTGTTCACCTCGGCACGCTGTTTCTTTAGGTTGCCTATCTGCGAGGCGATCTTCTTCAGCTGCGTCTGGTGCTTAACGGAGAGTTCCATCTTGTGAGCAGCTTCCCGCTCACCTATTTCCACCATTTTGCGCTCCAGCTCTTCACGCTTGGCCTGGTATTCAGAGAGTATCATAAGGCACCTCCTTCCAGCACTGAGGCCAAATAATACAAGGCAAAGCAAACCACCAGAACCACCGGACCGCCCACATAGCATTCCAGTTGCTCCTGATGGGCGCGTACCCACACCTTCACCAGATTAACTACTTGCTCCGATTTACGTACTGGAGCCTTCACGTCGACCGTACGCGTTTCATTAGCGTAGCCGTCGAATTGCAATGTCAATTGTTGCATACTGCATCGTTTCTTAAGCATACCAGCGAACCGCACTGGCGCGGAGACAGAGAAACGGCTGCACATCCCGTTGCTTAAGAAACGATGTCTCACCCGAGGGCAAATTGTTTCACGAGATGGCAGCCGTTATATGGTTGCACTATGGGCAATAAAAAAAAGCCCAAGCATTTATGCTGAGCGTCTGACGTGCGCCCCACCGGATGGATTACCATCGTTTCTTAAGCGGGAGCAAAGATAAATAAAATTCCCGAATCTCCAAAGAAATTCGGGAAATATTTTCACTTTATACCGTATTTTTCTGCAAATACAAAGGAAAAACTTTGCTTTCAGCGTCTTTTAGGTGGAAAGCAAAGTACATAGAGCAAGCCACCTATTGGGGATAAGATGACAGACGCGAGAACCACCATTACCATGTCACACTCTCGCTCTCTAGCCGCGTTGGTGACTACAAAGATACCGAAAAGGTAAATGATACATAGAATACCTAAAAATCCACTCATAATCTTCTTTATTAAATCATGGGCGCAAAGGTAATCATTTTATTCGATATGACCAAGCAATCAAGCGCCGAACCGTCATGGGCAGGCGCTTCGCATTGCAATTACACGCCCATCAGGCAGAAAAAGTTGTGAACACCAAAAATTCATAACTGCCTGATACCCAAACAATACGTCTTCGCTTCCTTGGACGAGCAAGGAAGTTTGAAGGAACTGAGCCCGACACCGCCCTACGCCCACGATGTAATTACGACCCTCGAAAGCAGGCGGTATATGTAAGGATTTTTTAACACGCATCAAACAAGCGGGAAAAAATTCACGTCACAGCATCCGCAGTCATGCGCCAGATGTGCGCATGAAAAACCCCGGCCGTGATAGGTCGGGGAGATAGATGCGCCCGCAGGCGGACGGGCGTCTTCTGTCTTAATAAGGCCAACGATGGGCCTCGCCCTTGATGTTATACAGCCACGTCGTATGACTGAGGGATGGCATCAGCCACGCGTCGTATGCGGTCGGCCAGATCATTGAGTGCGCCACGCATCTGCTCAGCTTCCTCTGCAGTGAAGCCACCACCGCCACCATTGCCATCGATACCGTCGAGTTTATGGTAGAACCACGACGAAGAACGCTGGAAGTAGGTATTGGCGAACTCCCTCCACGATATGGCCATCTGAATGTCCTTGATTCTCTTTTTCATGTCGCTCACTGCGACTGTTGCCTTTGCTGTTGTCTCCATAGTGCTGCCAAGTTTAAATTATTGATGACTCTTTTGTTTGAAGTTCCCTCCCCAACTCGGGGGAGGGTTTTGTTTTTAGAGGTAAGGCTGTCTGACCATGTCGTCGAAGAGCCTTTGTGCGAACCAGAGCAATTCAGGATATCCGTCGGGGAAAGACTTGTTGTAGTTCCTGATTGACTCGATGAGTTCCCGTTCATCGGGTGTCACTTGCATTGTTTCTGTTTTCTGTTCCATATTCGTTGTTTTATTAAGACAATGCAAAGATACTACAAATTTTCGTATTAACCAAATTATTTACTATAAATCTTCGTAGTAAATGATATTTTTAACATTTGATGGCCTTGTGCCATAAGCATCAGTCGCCGAGTAGGCGAAAACATCAAGGCAAGCACCTCCATGACCTACGGACATGGCATACAGTGTGGCACCGAGGGCAGCCCGTGGAGCAAAGAGAGGCAAGGAATGTAGGATGTGTCTGGCTGCATCGTGGCGGTGGTGCGGCCCCAGCCCCACGTATGGGTGTGTGCGTGACTGGCCAGGCAAACGTGACTGACAGGCACGTTCTCGCCCATACGAACCACCACCATGCAGCCGAAAAGACTCTTCCTACTTCCACTGCCGAACGTCGAGAAGCGGAACAGCCCTCAGTGCCACACTGTATGAGTACACAGACAGGTGTTCAGGTGCGCAGGGGTTCGAGGGTGGGCAATAAGATGGCCGCAGGCCATAAGCATTCTATCACCGAGTAGGTGAAGTAGCCAAGAGAAAATTAAGCAGACTCAAACCTGCTTAATATTTATCCGCTTTGCGGAACAGCTTTGTCCTGCCAAGGAACAGTGCCATCAGCACGTCGGCACCAGCAGCTTGCATTGCGCTGATGAACGTGGCCGATGACTGGCCCGTGGTATAAATATCGTCGATGACCAGGACACTTTTACCTCTGAAGTAGTCATTGTCGATATGAACGTAATGCTTGATGTTGGTTGCCAACTCATAATCTCCAGTGACGTGTGCCCTCTTGCGCGAGCCGCTGACCTGTATGCGGTCGAAGCCATCTGTTGCGCCAGTCAACCGGCACAGCTCGCTGGAAAACCTCTTCCAACGGCGCACATGCGCTGCACGTGTACTTGCCGGAATACATACGACAACTACATCTTTCAAGTCTACTGCGGCAAGTGCCCGGGCAAACTCCCTGGCAGCCCATCGGGAATAGACGTTGCGACCGTCTTTGAATCCGATGATCATTCGGCTGACGTCCTGCTGCTCAAAGGTGGCACGGCTCAGGAACCGCTGAGGGATGTACTCGTATAAGGCAAACTTCATCATGGCTTCGACACTTATGAAGTGATACAATGAAGAAGGCCACCTATGCGGCAGCCTCCTGATTACTCTCGCAGATCGCAATTCGCTTTCCAGCCCTGACAAGCTTCGGCAGATAGGTGTCGAGTGCCGTATGTGGAAAGGTACAGGTGTTGCGCCTACCACTTTTCGTGATGGAGATACCCAGAATCTCGCTGACCTCCTCGGCATCCTGAGAATAGGCCGTATAGAAATCATCCTTGCGAAAGAGAAGGATAGCGTCGGGATGCTTGGCCTTGAGTTCCTTGAACTGCTTCACTGACGCAGACGTCGTATCCATCTCGACACACTCAGCAGCGCTGTTTTCCTGCTGTGCATTCTTCAGCTGCAGGATCTCCTGACGGAGGTGATCGATGGCATCCTGAGCAATCTTGACTCCTATCTGTTTTTTCAGTAAGAAGCAGTAGCGGAGTGCCTTCAGGGGACTCTTGCAGTGTTGCATTCCCTCCTGCTCTTCATTGACTGATACCTGCCAAACCATATTATCACTGCTGTTTGACTTAACCTGACTGACGATAATCATTCTCTCTTCCATAGTTGTAACTGTTTTATTGGGTGAAACATTAATGAATTAGCACATGTGATAGACTTCAACGTATGTGATATCTACGCCCAGGCTGTAGGCATACTGCTCGGCCTGCTCTGTGGCATCGTGGAAACTGGAGGCTTCTATCTCATATTCGTAGCTCTCACCGTCCTCGGTATTGATGACTGCCTGGTAGAGGTTTCCCAGATAATAGTGGTTGCGAAACAGGCGGGTGTGACTGATGATGGATGTCTGAACGTTGTTTGTCATTGCTTTGAGTTGTTTAAATGTTTAACTTGTGCCCCTTGGGGCTTTTCGATTTTTACGTGCATATAGGAGCAGCAGGGAGAAGGCATGTAAATGCAAGGAATTGCCAGCAAATTTCGCGGAATACCCCATTTTCTTTAGGCTTTGGCCGTAAAGAAGAAAATGCGGAAGGCTGCTGCCAAATTTGTGTAGCAATAACGAAGAGATACTTGCAGAATGCCGCCTGCGCTAACTTTGCAAAGTAAAAATGATGAAGCCCGACAAGGGGAATGGCCACAAGTGGCATGAACAACTGCGATGACAAACAACAGACATCCATAGGCACAACTGCCTCGCAACATCCGCTATAAAAAGGGAACCTCTCAGGTAGTCATACCGTGGCAAAAGAGAGCCATGTGCGGTCAGAGCCCCACCAAAAATGCCACACAGCAGCCGAGTAGCTACAGCGCCCATGGGCGACCATCATACGAAGATGTACGGCACATGCTAAAATTAAGACGATGTCACCCTGACAGGTACCAGGAAGAGAAAAGAATGAACTCAGGCAGACAAGCAGCAGATATGATTTGGCAGGACACAAACAAAAAGCAGGTGGGAACATCACTGCTGCCACCTGCATTCATTAACTAAAAACTACAAATACTACGAAAAACACACAAATTGTCTGATTGCTACATGATGCCACCGCCTCCACCGCCAGAGCCATAGGAATAGCCATTACCAGTCTCTACAGCGATACAGAGTGTGTCGAACGCGTCGCTACCGTCAGTTCTGGCCTGCAGTTGGTCTTCCTCTGTCTCAGGAGCCTTCTCACCCGACTTATCCTTCTGGTTGGTACCACCGATGGTCATGGCCGAATCGATGCTGACAAGGAGGTCCGGGTTATTCTCCTCATTGATAAGGATCTGATAAGTGGCCTGCCCGAGGAACATACGGTTGATAAGCGAGTTCTTGACAGGGTGCTTCCAAGGAGAGCCGATATAGATTTCACGCACCACCCAGCCGTGATCCTCAAGACAATGGCGTATGACTGCATGGAAGTCATTCCCATCGACAGCGAAGTTATTGCCTACGAAGGTAGAGTCATAGCAGAACACCACCTCTTTATGGCGTAGAGGGCCGTAATAAGCACAGAAGTCATCTACCAGCTCAGGAAGACGGCGCTCGTACTTGACATAGAAAGACTTCAGGACACGAAGCTTCAGGTCACGACCAGGCTGACCTACCACGCACCAGTTGATATTCAGGTTCGCATCGAAGGCGATATACAGCGGTTCCTCCGTGTTGATATCGGCATCCATGCGACAGTCAACATGGCGCAGCTTATCCATATCGAATCCCAGCGAATCGATATAGGTCTTATTGACGGATGTATATAGATTCTTGTCACTCTTGGCATTGTAGAAAGAATCCTCAGAGTGCTCCACGCGCTTACACATAATGGTGGTACGGAAGGTAGCTGGAGGCATGTCACGGTGGCACTGACGGATGAAATCCTCACCGAGGATCTCCAGATTCTCGATACTGCTGAATTCCTTATACAGGTAGGTGTCGGCACGCAGCATATTGATGGCCTTCGAGAGACGCTTCAGGTTGAACCGCTCTGTAGGAGTCACCGTCTCGCGTCTCTCTATCTTGGCTGCTATCTGCTGTCGCAGCTGCCAGAACGAAGCCAGAAGGCCTTCAAGCACCTTCACCTTCTCAGGCTCGCATTTCTCACGGTCATTGAGGAACCAGGAGCCTTTCTTGGAGGTGGGCATATCCGAGAACTTCCAGATACCATGATGGAAGTAGAGATGTCCGAAGACGTTGCCATTGCCACGGTTGGCAGGCAGCGTCTCATCCTTGAACTGGGCGAAGTCGATGAACTTTGCTTCATCAACCAGGATACCATCGAACGACTGAGAGTTACTGGTACCATTTCGGTCCTG